CGGTGCGCCCGTATATCCAGCGTACTGGCCCTTAGCTGCGTTGATGAGATTCTGCATTGCTTGCTGCTGCATGGCACCTTGCTGCATTTGCTGGTTTTGTATGGCTTGACCATAACCAAATGATTGTTGGCCCAGACCCGCCATCTGCCCAGCCGCGCCAAGCTGACGACCAAGATCGGCTTGCGAAGCGCCAAGTGCAGTGTTGAACCCCTGAGCGCGCAAACGTGCTGCCTGATCCATTGCCTGTTGACTAAAGCCCTTCATGGCTTCTGCCTGAGCAATGCCGTGCCGAGACCCTCCAAACGCGCCTGCCGCGCTCGCTTGAGCGCCAAGTTGGTTTAAACCCATCTGCGCTGCGCTACCTACGTCCCGCAAAGACTGCTGCACAACTTGGCTCTCGTATGGATTAGCGTAAGCCTGCATACCCGGAACAGCCGTTTGATACATGCCTTGACCCACACGGCCTAAAGCCGCTGTCTGAGCGCCTGCCGCCTGTTGATACGGATTGGCACCGCCCGGCATTACTGTTTGTTGAGGATTTGCTCCGCCAGCCATGATTTTCTCCTACTTCCCGCCGCTAGACGGCTTTTGCATCTCAAGAACTACAGGCTGCTGGGATGCAGTCTGCGCGCCCGGCTGACCTGTTATCGGGTCAACGCTAAAGCCCTCAAGATAATTATACAGGCCCGGTGCGTTCTCCTGCAAAGCGCCTTTTGATTCCATAAACAAAGGTGCAGAGGAATAACCCTGCACGCCGCCAGCAAAGGTTGTAGGCGCTGGCATGTACTCGCCCTGAGCTACTGGCATACCAAATGCACCCGCCATTTGGTCGGTGCCTTGAAACGCAGCCTGCTGCAATGGGCTAAACGAAGCAACGTCAGGACCATAATAGGGCGTGTAGCCTAATGCAGATACATCGCGCGCTAAGCCAAGCTGCTGCTGTAATCCGGTTTCAGCAAAAGCTGGTGCCGTTGTTTCTTGTGATTTTGAGCCACCCTTGGCCATTTTATATATCCTTCGCAAACTGGGTGTGTAAAACTTTCCACCCTAATGGTTCTAACGGTTTTTTCCACCCTACACGGCCAGTCATGGTTGCGCCAGTGCATCCGTGGGCCGAAGCCCAAGCCTTCACGTCAGCGTCCATATCCAAAATTTGATCCAATTCGCCACCAGCCAAGAAGATATTGATAACTTTCTTTTTCGGATATACCACAATTTCAGTAACTATGCACCCCTTCGCCGCAGGCCACAATTGCATCATCCCAGAAGCAATGCCGTTTTCAATATCATCCCAACTGTGCGTGCCATCGCAATAATCTAATGCAGCCTCAATCCAAGGCTTGCAGCGATCTAACTCGTTAACCGGCGTCATATCGTTCATTATGCGTGTGTCCTTGTTATTGACAAGGTTGATGCTGGAAGGGCGGGTACGGGAGAGGACGCAGCAGTATAATTCAGAAAACCAGAAGTGTTATCTATCATGTAATTGACTTCTAAATAATCCCCAGCGCTTACATTGAATATTTGCGTCCGTGAAATAACTAATGTCGCATTGTTTTGATGCAAAGCAGTGGTCATCGCGGAGTTTGCTGCGTCAGTTCCATTAATGCTCGGCCAAAAGTAAAAATTCACAGTGCTAGAAGACGTTGAGGATATTTGTGCAGAAAACGCTAGGACGTACTCCCCAGCCTCCTCAAACACAATGCGCGAAGCTGGGGTGCCTTGCGTAATGCCATTATTCCCAACTGGAGCGTCATAAGTCAGCTTGTAAGCTGTGTTGGCCGCCGCAGGCGTAACGTCAGAAGTTAGTATAAAGTTTGCATACCCATCAGATAAAACAACTTGCCGAAACTCATTGTTCTTTGAAACCACCGGGTATCCGTTTACGTCATCCCAAAGAATGACGCCATTTTCAGATGGGTTATCATCACTGGTTTTCGTATACAAACGCGGCAACTGGCGCTGCAAGTAGCTTGTAAGCTGCCTGCCCCACTGCGCCCAGTCTGGTCCTAATGGTGGGAGAACTGGGGCTGGCATTAACGCCTCCCCATTGGCTTGGCGTCAACACGCATTGTTCCAACGCGCCAAGCACCTATTTGATCTCCAGTAACCCGCATGCGCATCTGACGGCCAGTAAAACGTACAGATGTGGGGTTAGATGGATCAAATGGGCCGTGGCTGCTTTCGGTGTCATTCGGATGGAAGCGCGTTTTAAATGTTAAAGACACATCGCCTTGCGTTAATTCATCAGGAATTAACTTTGTTACCGACATAATATTTTCGCCCGTCCCAATGGATATGGGTCCAGTTTCCGCAAAAATACTTGACCCGTCCATGTTGTATCCAACCTCATGCTCCAGCAAATCAACATCCGTGTTGGTCATAAATGGATACTTAAACACACCCCGTTGAACGCCAGACGTGCGCGACAAATTACCTATGAGCCAGTGCTGCTCTTTATAGTCAAACACAACATAACGATCTATTTCAGTGCTGTTTGCGGATGGGTAGAACCACCACACTTCCCCAAACTGGCCATTGTTCAATGACCATATTTTGCTTTGCTGCGCTGGGTTCATATCACCAAAAACGTAGTCATGCACTTCGCACGGCAGCTCATTAACTGAGTTGCCATCAAACAGATAAAACCCACGCTGCCCCATCCAGAACACGCCAACGTCCACGTCAGCTACAGCCTTGCGAGATATAACTCCACAGGACGTACCAACGCGCTCAAATCCGTAGACGTAAGGCGGGCCAGCATACCTTGCAGTATGGGCATCAACGTCAGTTAGAATAAGAGTTTGGCCTTTCGTGCGAATTGCCGTCATAATCTGACCAGATGTTTGAAGCTCTATATCGCCAGCCTCATTTGTGGCGGCTGGGGTCCAAGTCGTATTGTCCTCCCTGTCACACCACTGAACCTTGCGAGGATTTCCGCCAGCGCCAAGCGCAAATATAAAACGCTCCTCCGTCACGATTATGCCGGAGTTATTCGTTGGCGCATTGGCGACAACAGCAGCTTTTACGCCTGTACCTAACTGCCACTCCAAAAGCCTACCGTCTTCAGTGTGGCAAGCAACAAGATACTCGCCCCAGTTATCTAAAGACCATGTAGTAGCTTCGGAGAAGTTGCCATAATCAGGTCGAGGTTGGCCGTAATAGCCAGTGTTGTAAAACCCATACCCGTAGCCAGTTTCAATTTCAGCGTCAGCACGGCCTATGGCAAGATCAGTCGGCGCTATATCATAAACAATGTTGCTGCCCGTCATAGCTTTTAGCTCAGAGTGCGAGCCTCCAGAAAGCCAAGCCGTTCCATCGTTAGCCTCCCAAGAGTGCATGCCCCTAATTGGATTTGTGCTAAAACTTGCCTTGCGCTCCTGCCACCCGCCAATAGGGCGCAATGAACCGTCACGCCAGCGCACAAGACTACCATCACGCCAGCGCCCAGAGGCATCTAGGTCTGTACCGTTCCGATAAAAACCCGCTGGCACGTCAAGTGGTATAAGTGTCATTGATTGGCCTCAATTACGTTTTCATGATGTAGCAAAGCGCATAATATGGCGGCAGGTTGGCATTGGTTGCGCTAGAACCTGCGCTATTTATGCTCAAAGTGTGGGTGTGATCGCCTGCGCTATCCATGGGCGACTGGTTAGCAGAGCCAGAAATATTATTAGGGCCATCGTTGCCGGAAATGTAGTTGCCGGCGGTTCCACTGTCAAAGTTGTGAGGCAGAAGGTGAGTATGCGCGCCAGCCGTGCCAATTGAGCCTGTGTGAGTGTGGCTTGGCAATGTAGCGTCGGCCGACCCGCCCGTCGCGCCTACGGCATATGTGTCGCCTGCACCCACAACAAAACGGTTTTGCAAGTTTGGAGTGCTGTTTGTTCCGTCGCAGAGAACGTATCCGGCTGGGACGGCGTTAGCCGCGCCGGACCACAATATAATTGAGCCAGAAGGCACGCCAGCAACAGCAGCCACAGAAGTCGTCAAGGTGTTCAGCTGCGTCTGTATTGCGCTGGTCACACCATCGACATAATTTAATTCTGTCGTCGTGGCAGTTAGCCCGTCCAGAACCGCGACTTCAGCCGCGGTTACTGGGCCGACCAGTGTGTCAATTGCGTCAAGCGCTGCGTTTATTGTCGTACCCCAAGTGTCCTCTGACCCGCCGACTGTTGGCTTCGTCCAGCCTTGGTTCGTTGTGTTTGCCATCTATCAGTTTCCTCTTCGCACGACGGTTGCTGCAACTATACACATTTTATTCGATTAATACTAGTCAGCCTCAGCTACCACAAGCGTCCCAGCCTCGACCTGCCGCATAATCTCAGCGTAGTGGCGGTTGGCTA